GGTTTATTTTGTTGATTCGTTCAAGTTCAATTGTTTCTTCTTCCTCTCTCTCAAGGAGTAGGTCAGGTTCTTCAGCGAAGTCAAGCTCATAGACATCGTACTGGTCATATATGCGAGAGTTACCGAAGGGATGCCGGTTGCCGTTGATAGCCAAATAAAGGAGACGGATTGACCAAAACTGGATGTATCCGTCCCTGTATATTTTCTCAATTTGCTCATCAGCTTTCTCAAGTAAAGTCAAAAAGTAGAATTGATACAACTCCCTTGCCAACTCTCTATCTTTGGCGATATTCCTCGTGGCTTGGGTGAGCCAATCAGCTTTGGAAAGTTCCAATATGATGTCGGCTTTGTTCAAATTTTCTTTTCAATAATGCAAAGATAACCATCTTTTTCGTATTTTTTCTTACACCTCAACAACTCCTCCTCCGTCTTGTAGATGGAGATGCTCTGCGTGAGTCCTTTCTTGCAAGTAATCACCCAATAGGGCAAGTGCTTTCGTATAATGTTGACTTGTGATTCGGTCATATTGGATTAGGTCGGTGTAAACATTGGCGGAGTTAATGATAGATGAGTGATCCCGATGAAGGATGTTGCCAACACCAGCGAAGGTCATCTTCAAATGCTTCCTACATAAATAGCAAAATAGATGCCGTGCATAGGAGATGTGTTGTTTGCGGTTGTGAGAAACGATTTGGTCAGGTGTCACATCGTAAACTTGACAAGCCACTCGCATTGCATCCGTCCAGTCCGCTTCTATGTCGTTAATGTCGCAGCGTGGTCGGAGTATTTCATTCTTTAATCTCTTGACCTCTTGTGCGTGTGATGTGTGTAGTTGCTGAATGGTCAAACGCAATCTGCGTATCTCTTGCTTTAGGTTGTGGGTTACTTGGTATTGGTTCATAGTAATTCATCCTCCAACCTTTCTTCCAGTTCTTTCATTGTCATTTGGTCAACATAAATTGGCGTGTGTTCCCCAACATAGGCAGTCCAAGTATTAAATTCCAAAAATTCAATCGCTTCATCTTCATCCATTTCTTGTGTTAAAATCTCAACCATTTTTTGCTTACAATAGATGATGCGTTCTCCCATTGTGTCAATGCCAATAATGGCTTCATCAAATCCATCTGCTTTTAAGTATTTGTTCATAGTAGTTTGGTTTGTAGTTTGTATTCGTTAAATCGCTTTACACTCGCTTCAAAATAGTCCTTGTCCAATTCATACCCCGTGAATTGAAAGCCTTCCATATCCGCTGCGATACGGCTTGAACCACTCCCTAAATGGGTGTCAAGTATTTTGTCTCCTTGTTTACAATATGTTTGCAGAATCCAACGATAGATGTCTATGGGCATTTCGCAAGGATGAATACCAACTCTTCCAGCGTGTACAAAGTTTGTCCAAGTTTGTGTGTAAATTTCTACCTTTTTATGGAATGAACAGGATGCAATTACTGCCTTGCTAAAGTTGGGCATTGGTTGATTCTTTATCCATACTATCGCACCACTCTCAAAACAATTGTAATAATTTGCACCAAAAATAATGCGATGTTTTGAAACTCTTTTGAGTTCATCAAAGTATTCTTGAGATGGTGTTTGTTCATTCCAAGTAACCTTTTCCCCTCTCACATTTCCACCAGTTTGAACAAAGTTTCCAATACCAAATGGTGGATCAACTATCGCCAAGTCAAAATAATTCTTGGGATATTGCTTCATTGCTTCCAAGCAATCTGCGTTAAATACTTCGCTTTTCATAACTTCTCCTCGTACATTGTGCGTGATCCTGTGAAGGTTGTGGGGATGGTGTGACATTCTCCGTGACGATTCTTTGCGATGATGACCTCCGCTTCCTCAACTTCCATCTTCTCACCTGAATAGTATGCCGGTCTAAAGGGAAACATCACAACATCCGCATCTTGTTCAATGCTTCCGCTCTCCCTGATGTCGCTCAACATCGGTCTCTTGTCACTTCTCTCCTCACATTTGCGAGATAATTGAGCAAGAACAATGACCGTGATTTGCAATTCCTTTGCCAACAATTTCAAGTTTCGGGAAATCTCTGCAATCTCTTGCTCTCGGTTTTGCTTTGTCCCTTTGATTAACTGGATGTAATCAATCACGAGAAGCTCAAGTCCGTGCTTTGCTTTGTGAATCTTTGCTTTGGATTTGATTTGCTGAATCGTGCAGTTCGGATCGTCATCAACAAAGAACTCAACATTTGAATTGTTCACGCTATCACATAGGGTTATGACCTCCACCTCCTTCAGGTTGGCGTTGCGTATCTTCCAATTAGGTATGTCTACAAGGAGTGATAAATATCGCTTTGCAAGTTGCTCGGATGACATCTCTAAACTCACAAACAAACCCTTCCCTTCCAACTTCCCGAACTCATACATCAAGGACAAAGCAAGTGCCGTCTTTCCTTGACCTGGACGAGCAGCCATCACCACCAAATCACCAGCGTTCCAACCTCCCAAGATTCTATCAATTGAAATCCATCCGCTTTGCTTACCTGTTATCCTATCGCCACGCTCAATTGCTTGGGTGATGTTGTCAACGGCTTGACCGCTCAACTTGTGGATGCTCACAGGATCGTTGATTGTTGTGAACTTGGTGTTGTCAATTATGCTTTGAGTTTGTGTGAGCAACTCTTTCAAATCAATTGTCAAGTCAATAGAAGAGATTTGAGCAACGAACTCCTTGTGAAGGTACTTGGCTTCCAACTTTGGAATATAACTGCTCACATTGGCCACATTGCTGACATTCTGCCCGATGAAAATCACCCTCATTCTATCATCGTGGTTCATCCCTTTGGTCAAGGACATATAATCTATTGCCTCGTTTCCGTAGTAAGCAACCGACATCCGCTGGATGACCTCTCGGTGAAGGGGTTGTTCAAACCATTGGTGTTTGATTCTTGGAAGCAAAGCTCTTGTCTGCTCATAGAACAAAAGTTGTCCGAGTATGTAATCTTCAAGTTCATTCATAGTCCGACAAAGTAAACACTTTTTTGTGAACAACTTGTGGAGTTGCTGAATTATTTTTTTGATTAATCTTCCAAGTCCTGACTGATGCTTTCCAATCCTTCATCTTGACTTTGCCGACCATCCATCCATTTGCTTCGTAATGGTTTAACCAGTTCTCTGCGATGTCGTTCATCCCTTGTTCGCTCATATACTCTTTGAGTTGTTCAATGGTGGGTTTTTGGAATCGTGCTACCTTCTTTTTTTCAATTAAATCTTCATTTTCATTTTCATTTTCCATATGTTCAACATATGATGAAGATGTGTTATTCATATCTTCTTTCTTCTTACGATTGTTTCTCCTTGATTCGGAGTACGCTTTACGCTTATCAACCTCCTCTTCCAACCTGATGTTGTAGAACTTGCCGTGTTCATCTTTTTGGAATTTGGTGAATACATCTTCGTCATATGAACCACATATGTGCAACATATCTTTTTCGGACAAGTGACCTTTTTGATGTTGGATGCAAAGCAAGGTGATGAACTTGCCTTTTTGCTCCATTGACATCAACAATGTCCCGGTCAAGAAATCCGAAGAATAAAACAGGAACGCTGGATCTTTGCTCATAGGTAGAAAAAGCGTTGGAGTTTAGACTTTTGAAAAATTCTTAATAAGTGTTTATTGTAACTATCATCAATATCTTGACAAGCTAATTTCAATGAATCGTATTTGTTACCAGTCACTATGTCAACAACAGGCTTTGATTGTGCTTTTCTATTAGCACTTGCTATCGCCAATCGTTTATTTTCACACAACCCATTATCCCAAGCGTGTTGATTATTTTCTTGTGATGTCACCCATTCAAGGTTGTCAATGTGATTGTTTAACTTATTGCCATCCTTGTGATTGACTTGTGTTTTATTGTCAGGTTTTGGTATAAATGCTAATGCAACCAACTTATGTATTGTTATACATTTTGATTTTTTGGTTTTTTGCCAAATATTAATAGCTGGATACCCGTTACCAATTAAACTTGGTTTCAAAATCCGTTCCTTGCCAAACTTAAAACTTTTAACTCTTCCCCAACTGGAGACATAATACTCCCCATTGCACTCGGCAACAGGTTTCCAAATTTCTTGTGTGTTCATTTTTTCCGCATAAAAAAAGCCCTCGTGATAGAAGGTCTGCGGGAACACATCTACCAAGAAGGCAAGGTTTTTTGATTTTGGACAAACCCGCATTTGTCAATCAACTATACGAAGATAGCGATTTAGTTTGATTGTTTCAACTTAAAATCTTTTTTAATGCGTGAATAAAGATACCGTGCTTTCCACTCGCTACACCCCATACGCTCTGCGATTAATCTCCAGCAATGGTGATAGTCCTCACGAAGGATGGCGATTGCCCACATCAGGTTGTATGTGCTTTGTTTAGTCATTGTTACCTCCGAATGTTTCGTTGTAGTATTGTTGTGAAAAATCTTCTGCACTTTGTCGTTTTTCAAGATATTCTAAACCATAAGGCAAATTATTAAGATGAATAAACATATCCATTTGAGCATTTTTAATTTCAT